GTACTCTATGATAACGTAATTGATATTCTGTACCTAGAGCAAGACCGTGTTGTATGGCCCATGAGTAATTGTGTGGTGATTCGCTAATCCACTGCGTCATAGGATGCTTTGGATAAGCTGACTTATAGCCTAACTCAAAACCACGTTTACGCGCTGCAGTAGATAGCATCTGTGCTGTTTCCAGCACCATTTTAACTACATGCTTATCACACTGCAACTGTGCAGCGATCTTTGGATCTTTGTCTAAGAAAAATATGTTCATGTTATTCTTTTAGTATTCATACCTTTCTATTAGAGCATTGGTACCAATGTTGTGAACACACTCATCCTTAAATTCCTCTAATTGATCTCTAAGTTGAGCGTCTGTTTTACTATCCTCTAGAATTCCTTTGACTCTATCAGCAACATAGAACAAACATACTCTTTGATCTACTGCTTGTCTTTGAAATTCCTTTACAGGATCTTTTTTGTTTTTTTGCATTTTCTTTTTTCCTTTCATATTTATGGGCAGTTATTATTAAGGCTCATACCCAGGAGCCATAACTCCTATATAATCATATATAATAGCTTTGTCAATGCCTTTTTTTACCTTTTCTTCTTTTTTTCTGTTGTCTTTTTTCGCTTTTATTTAAGCGTTTTTTATGTCTTCCTGGTCTTTTTCTAGGTTTATCTCTTTTATAGGTATTTACACCCCATTTTGGTGCTTTAGCCATTTGTAGTAACGTCTAAGTTTATATCTTTCGCGCTATCTATATGTGGTATATATGAAATTTTACCATTAACATGTTGTCTTAAATCAGTACCACAAGTTATACATCTAAATAGTTCTGGTGTAAGAGATACTAAAATAGTTTCTGTTGTACATGTAGGGCAGGTTCCATTAACCAGTTCCGCCCTCATATTTAAACCTTTATACATTATTGAGACAGTGGATTAGTAGTAGATACTTTAATTTCTTCTATTTGAACTTTTAGTAATTCTATTTCTTTAGCATTAACTAAAGATTTAGTGTGATCATGATCAACTGGGTGATCATGTTCTATTAAATCGTGAGTATGAGATGTATCAACATTTTCTAATTTATTAACTTTTTCTTCTAATACTGCTATTTGACTTTCAATTGCTGAAGTGTCAACAACAGTTTCTTCTCTAGCTTCTATTGCATCTAGTTTAGTTGTAATTTCTCCATACTTAACAAAGCCACCACCGATTGCAACGATTGCTGCAATGAGCGCAGCTATTCCTGCGAGTTGGTCTTTAAGACTTTTCATTTTTTTCTAAAATTTTTTAATTTTTTTGTAAGTCCAGCTATTGCTTCCTTATCACTTAAAACTTTTTTAACCTCTTTTGGATTTTTTTTAGTAAATTCAAGAGATTCTTTTACAATTTGTTTAATAACAGAAGGCATTCCTAAAGGTTTTCCTTTCATTGGCCCTGTAGTTAAGTATTCGTTTGGATTTTTTGGTTTACTTTTGTGCTTTCCTAAAATTTTTTTTACTTTTTTTCTATCAAATGAAGGTGATGTATCTGGTTTATCTCTTCCCATATTTACACTTAAACCAGATTCAAATTTCTGTCTATAATATTTGTTAGCCATTTTTTAATATCTCCAATTCCATTAAAAGCTTTTGTTTTCTAGAGTTAATCTCTTGAAGTTTTCTTGCTTTAATTTCTATCTTATCATTTTGAGTATAACTTGCAAGATTAGTATTTGGGTATAATTGCCTATAATCAAAGATATTTAATTGATCTAAATATATGTCTTTTGGCTTATAAAATGCTGTATTTGCGTATGCATTTAATGATGCTTGTTCACTTGTCATTGCTTCCATTTTTATAATATTTTTAACAGCTAAATTTTTAGATATATCTTTAATATCTTTGTCAACTTTATCCATTATTCTATCGAGATTTTTGACGATAGCTTTTTTCTGTTGTATCTTTTTTTGTTTGGCAAGCTTCTTGCTCTGAACAGTGGACTTCTTAGGAGTCTCGCTATCAGATTTCTCTTCTTTAACTTCTTCTTTTTCTTCTTCATTAGTTGCTTGTACCATCTCCGTAGGCTCTTCTTCAATAGCTTCTTCTTCAGCCATTTCAGTGTTTTCTTCTTCCATTACTTCTTCTTCAGCCATCTCAGTAGATTCTTCAGGCATTTCTTCTACCATTTCCTCCTCTTCCATCATCTCTTCTTCCTGGAATGTTTCAGTCATCATTGGCTCTTCTTCCATTAACTCTTCTTCTTGAAAAGTTTCTGTGGTGAATCCTTCTCCATCCTCGGTTGGTTCCATGAATATGGGTCCATCATTCTCGATGAATGATTCCTCATATGAAAGTTCCTCTTCTTCAGAAACCATCGGTAAGAATGTTGCAACGATTTCGTTTGTCTCTTCATAAATTTCCTCCATCATTTCATCATCTGCAAATGTAAACATTGGTCCATCTTCAAATGACATATTTTCTTCTTCCATAAAGAATTCTTCATCCATTTCCATAAAGAAATCTTCTATAAATTCTTCTGCAAGTGTAAAAGTTTCCATTTCCATTTCCATTTCAAATTGAGGTTCTTCATTAAAAGTAAAATATTCTTCTTCAAAATAGAATTCTTCCATATCATTAAAAACTTCTTCTTGTAGATCATCTAATGTGTCTTCAACATCATCTAGTGCATCTGATGTTTCTTCATCTAGAACAGTATTATCATATGTCATTGTAAGTTTGGCACCTAATAAATTTGGACCACCTCTACTTGCTGAACCTGTATTATTATCAGTACCACTCCAAGACCAATCTACTTTGTTAGATCCTGTACTATTATAAATAACTCTATCATTATATTGGCCGCATGCTGCAGACACACCTGCTGAAGAAGATGTTGGATAACCATTACAGTTTCCTTTAAATCCATCTATGTCGGTTCTTGTTTGAGTTGTGGTAGATAATATTGTACCACTTGAATTTTTTAATTTAATTGTAACTGTGTGTGAATCTGTATTTCCGCTATCTCCTTCACAGTTTCCAGCTTCGTGATCACAATTTGCAACATCAATATAATTATTAAGAGTTATGCCATTGTCTAACATCTCCTGAGTACGATCAGTATTAGTTAAAGCAATGTCGTTTTTAGATAAAGTTGTAGTACCAGTAACTTCAAAATCACCACCCACACTCCATTTATAACCACAATTTGATTGAGAAGTTGGACACGTAACTGTGAATCCATTCATTGTAGCATTATTGGATACATAACCAGAGCTACCAGGATTAATTTGATCTGTAGAACTAGAGTTCCAATCTACTCCATCTCCTGCGTTAGGAAGTAGATTACCTGTTGTTATTTCTTCTGCTGAAGTTGTATGGGTTAATATCGTCAGCAAAACGGTTAATAGCAAAATACGCATATACAACAACTCCTATAAATATTGTTAGCCAAATCATTTAGGCTCCTTCCACTCTATATTTTTATTTTTATTTTTATCTTTAATTTTCTTTTTAGCTTCTTCTTTAGCTAATTCTTTATCTATTTTATCTAACTCTTTTGTCATTTTAGCTTCTTCCTTAAGTCTTTTCTTTTCCGCAAGAGCTTTTTTCTTAGCTATTGCTTTTTCTTTCTTTTCTCGTTCCTTCATACGTTTTACATATATATCGTAATCAGGTCTCTCATGGTCATATTTAGCCCAAAGTTTTTTAGCTTCTTTACCAATTTTTCCATCAATTGGACAAGGAGTGCCAGCTTGTATCATTGATTCAAAGACACGTTCATCCTGGCAGAGAATGGCAACTGCTGCTACCTTCATACCAAAGTCATTAAGTATTCTAGCTAATTTTAATCTTTCGCAATTTTTATCTATAACATGTTTTCCACCAGATAAACCTACACCAAATGTTTGTATACCTGCAGAAACTCCAACGGCACAAACATCTTGAGTCATAGAATTATATGATGGTGCAGATGCTGATGGTGGTGAAGATTTTATATCTGAATTTGTAGTGTTATTGGTTGTTGATGTAGATTCAGATCCAGATTCATATGTAGTTGTAGCAGTTGATGTATATCCACCTTCAATTGCTGTATTAGATCCAGATGTGTTTGTTTGTGTAGATCCAGATAATGCTGGTCCACCAAAAAAAGCTAATAGTGTTATAAGAATAATTAATATTCCTGTAAAATAATAGTTCACAAACTTCCTCATTATTGACAGCTTTCACATTCTCCCGTGTCGTCTATTATTAAACCGCCTTCGTTTTCAAAACTTTTATCTTCTGCTCTACTATTACAATCACAGTTGGTACATTCACCTTCTGCATTTGGACAGTGACACATTTTTTTACATTTTTTACACCAACGTTCAGTCATCTTTTTTCTCTTCAATATTATAGAAGAACCTATCGGTATCTTCTGTTTTCCACTTACGACTATCTTCTACATTCCATTCAGATGTTTGCACTTTCCAATCGGGTATTTCATTCTTAACAGTGAATGAAGGTATATCCCAAAGGATACGATTGTTAGGTTGTGCTGCATAATTTCCATCCTCTAGGGCGAGAATGTGAGCGCACTTATGTTCGTGCGGAATTTCTGAATGATCAGTATCTACTATATTACTCTCTGGGTGTGCCCAGTCAACAGTAAATAAATATGCTCCAGGATGTAATTTTTTATCTTTTCCAAAATATTTCCCAGATTGTCCATCTAAGATGTCGTAAGAAGTAATAGCAGGATAATAACTAAAGCAATTCCAAAGCTCCAGCTCATCAAGTCGACGCCCAGGTACTTCTTTCGGGTTAAAACCTCTTTGTATAAATGCTGAAATTGGCAGCCTATAAAAGACCGCACCATTTTCCATAATTGCATGAAAGAGTATAGGGCGCCCTGTAATCGATGCCAGGCCAAATATAATGCAGTCCTCAACTTCTCCATGATGATCCTTAAGATCGTAGAGATATTCTCTCCTGATCTGTGAATACATCACAGGTATGTTTGCATTCAAATAAGCCATGACTCATAACTATTTTACTAAATTGTAAATTATAATTATTGCAACAACAGCTATGCCAATTTGTATTTTTTTACTAGACATAACCTTTGCTACTAGTTTATTTATTGTTTCCATGGTTCCCTCCATTTTTATTTTATTATACCCCAATTAGGGCCAGATTCATAGTCTACTTTATTAGGAATTTCAAGGGAAACTGCATGTTCCATAATGTCTTTTATTCTATCTGCATTATTATTAACTGATATATCTAATTCATCATGTACTTGTATATGTGGAATAATTTTTTCTTTATGTAATTCTATCATTGCCTTTTTTGTCATGTCAGCAGCACTACCTTGAATTAATTTATTTAAAGCCTTGTATGTATAAGCTCTTTTAATCCCTGGTCCGTGTTCCGTGAGCGCTTGATCGTGAGGTAATGCTTTATGTATCCCGAATTGATTTGGTTCCCACAAATGAAACCTACAAAGTCTTCCAAGTAAAGTTCTAATTTTACCAGAATCTTGTGCTCTTCTCATAACATTATCCATAAGTTGTTTTACAAATGGAACTTTGTTGTGGTACTGTCTAAATAAATCTTCAGCTTTTTCTTTAGATACCCCTAGTTCAGCTTGTAATTTATTTTTACCCATACCATAGAACAGACCAAGATTTATAGTCTTAGCCTGTGATCTAGGTATCTCTGCCATATCAGCTACAATACTGTGAAAATCTGCGTCACCATCGTGATATGCATCCAATACTTCGCCTGCTCCATAAAGATTCTGTAAAGACGCATAATGTACTACCAACCTAGGCTCCTGCTGAGAATAGTCAAAACAACCCCATGTATGGCCCTCCTCGGGTATAAATAAGGACCTTATCTTAGGTCCAAGTTCTTTGTTCCTAGCTGGAATTTGCTGTAAATTTGGATTTGAATAACTAAACCTTCCAGTTACTGTTCCTCCATTGTCTCCTCTTAATTGATTAATTTCTGCATGTATTCTACCCTTGTAAGAATGTTTGATTATGGTATCAATAAATGTGGTATGGGCTTTATTTATTTCACGAGCTCGGGCTATTCGTTTTACCAGTGGGTGGGGGTGATTCTGTAAAAAGTTTTTAGTAAATGATGGAGAATTTGTTTTTTCAGTTGAGTCATATGGTAGGTTCAGTTTTTGAAAAACTTGGGCAATGGAACGTGCAGCCCATATTTGAACATCTACTCCTGTTTCTTTTTTTACTTTTAATAGGCATTCTTTTTCTTCTTTATTTAACTCTTCTTTTAATTGGTGAGCTGATTCAATATCTACACGAACTCCTAAAAATCTCATATCGACGAGGCAAGGAAAAAGTTCAGTCTCTAATTGAAAAATAGAATTTAAATCTTGGTGAAGTATTTCTTTTTTAAGTTCTTGCCAAAGTTCTAATGTAATTTCAGCGTCCTTTTCTGCATATTCGCCAACATAAATGGCAGGTAGTTTATACATTTCTGCTTTGGGGTCAACCCCCCAACTCTTAGCTGCTTCATATAAATTTGTTTCACTTTTTGTTTTTCCAGTGTATCTTTTACTGCAGTTGTTTAAGTCATAACGCATTTGATTCTCATCAACTAGGGCCGATGCAATCATCGTGTCTACTATTTTACCGTTAATACTTAAACCTAGCGATCTAATCCAACAAACGTCATACATGGCGTTGTGAAAGATTTTTGTTGCTGGTGTAGATAATACACCTTGAAACCATTTTAAAACTTTTTTACGATCCATATTACCACCACCTTCATGAGCAATTGGATAGTAACCAGACCAACCTGGCACAGCTACAGATACTCCTACTACGTCTCCATTCTTAACTACTGAACCAGAACCCATTCTGGTATTTAAATTAGGGTCTTTGGTTTCTAGATCAATTGCAATTTCATCATATTTAGATAGATCTGGAAAGGTTTCTGGTGGTAGCCATTCAGTTTGTGGTGTAAAAAGTGGTGTTTGTATCATTTAAGTATTCCCCATGAGTTTGGTTTATTTTTTGGTTTACGTTCTTCGGCTTGTCGTTTTGATTCTTGGTAAGATTCTTCGAGTTCTTTTTTCTCTTTCTCTGCTTCTTCTAAAAAATCTTTTTTCTCGGAATAATCTCGTTCAATAATCATTTCTATAAAGTGAATTGCTTTTTCTAAATCTTGTCTTTTTCCTTTCAATCTGTGTCTCAAAATATATTTTATAACGCATCCTTCTGGATATAGCAACTCATTTTCAATTACAAATTTACTTGGCTGAATTTTAAATTTCTGATAATGTGTTCCGCCGATTTGTTTGTCGTATGGCTTCATACTATAAATCCTTTATTATATTTTTGAGGTTCTATAATATGTAAATTTTCTTTTGTTCGTGTTGCACCTACATAAAATAATCTATTTTCATCATCTGGATTTTTTTCATAAGCTTCCATAGTTGTTTTAGTAAGATCGGTTAAAAGAACTACATTTTGTGACTCCCCTCCTTTAGCTGCATGTATTGTAGATAATTCTATTCTTGGTTTTTTATTTAAAGCTTCTCCATTGGCTCTCATCTTTCTTAAATATTCTATTCTTCTTGTTCCTGCATCGTTTAACGATTCATACCAAACTTTTTTAGTTTTTAATCCATAATCTTTTGTAAGTTGATCTATTCCATAAAAAGATCCTTTAACCATACCCTTTATTTTTTCTTTTTCCCAATAATTTTGTCCTACATATTTAGAAATTTTTTCAACCTGTTTATAAGATAATAATTGTCCTTGTCGCAAATGTTCCCAATCTGTAGCTGCTTCTTGTAGATCTTTCTCATGACTACGCTTATTTTTAGTTTCATAATATAAACCTTTACGATATAAAGTGTCTTCTACTTCTTTTAACATAAATTTTGTTCTAGCTAAAACTAACCATTCACCTTTTGACATATCAACTGAATCAACATCAAAATGTCTACGTAAATTTCCTTCATTAGTTTTAGGTTTCCAATTTTTATTTATTCTATGTTTAATTCTATTTATAATACCCATAGCAAGTTTATGAACTTTCATAGGAATTCTATGTGATTGTATTAATGGAAGATTAATCATTTGATCTTGTAAAGCTATAAAAGAATCAACATCAGCTCCAGCCCATTTAAAAATGGCCTGATCATCATCACCTGCAATAAAAGTGTCTTCTGTTTTATTCCAAATAGTTTTTGTCATATCCCATTGCATTAAAGATAAATCTTGTGCTTCATCAATAAATACAACATCAAATTTTGGAGATTTATCTGATTTTATAAAATCTAAAATCATGTCATTAAAATCTATTAGATTATATTCTTTTTTATATCTTTTTATTTCATTATGAATAATGCGTAATTTATCTAATTCTAAATCTTGTGTGTGTTCTCTTTTATTATACTGTTGTTCAGGTGTAATATTTCTAAGTTGTGCTAGTTGTATAATTTGTAAATATTCACTATCAGAGGTAAATATACCATGATCTTCTTGATGTTCTGCATAAGAGACTGGAAATCCTAGTTTTTTGCCAAGATCTTTGTAATGTCTTTGTTGCATGACTTGATCTTTTTTAAGTCCTAATTTTCTAAATGCTAATGAGTGTAATGTTCTAAAATATGGAAGATCATCTTCAGTTAAATTAAATTTTTTAATTGCTTCATCTCGTGCATGATATGCAGCTTTTTGTGTAAAAGCAAAATAACCTACTTTATCTGGATCTGTTTCTTTTAAATAATCATCTACTTTATTTAATAATGTAGTTGTCTTACCAGTTCCTGGTGGTCCTAAAACAATTGTTTTCATCTCTCCTCTTTAGTTTTAGCGTAATGACAGGGTTTACAAAGCATTTGAAATTTAGCGTGTTCAGCATGGTAATTACACCATAGTTTTCTATGCTCTTCTTTTAATCTCCAATACAAACCTTTTTCATTTTTATTAATACCTTTTATAAATTCATCTCGATTTTGAATCTTAAAAAAATTATCTACAATCTTCTTAAAAGGAACAACATGATCAATATCTAAACCTGCTTCTCTTGGTGCCATACAATTAAAACATTCATCTATATGTTGATTGTTTTGTCTATATTTTTCAGATTGATATTTTACTTCATATCTCATTGCAGAATTAAATCTTTTTTCATCTGATACTGTTCCTTTACCAAAACAAGTCAAATAATCTTTAGCTGTCACTGATTCGATAGTTCCATCTTCAAATTTAAAACCTAAACAATAATCATTATAATCATCTTTTATTAAAACATAATTTATGTTTTTATTTCCACTGGTTTTTCTATTGTACCAATTTAAATCTATTAAATACCTATCAAAAAGATCTTGTACTTGAGAATTTTTCAAAATAGTATCCTCTGTTAATTGAATCTCTTTACCTGTCCAGCTATTGTTAGCTGTCTCTTTTACTAAACCTCTAAAGAATTTATAAGCTTCAAGTTTTGTTTTAAAATCTTTTCCACATATATTTGTATATTTCATTAAAATATATCCTTCGGTTTTAGTTCTTTTTGAACATATTCATCTTTTTTCTTATCAAATTGTTTTACTGTAAAAACAGAAACTCTTTCTTTTCCTACTCTTTT